AAAGGTGCGCCCATGATCGTTGGATATGCGCCCATGCCGTACTGCTGCTGTTGTATGCCCATTTGTGCCGCTGGCATTCTCATGGCCTGCGCTCGATCATACGCACCACCGTACATTTCAGCAGCCTTGTTGAGCATCTGCTGGTTGGCGGCGGCGATTGCTTTTGCTTGGATGTTGTTGGCTACGGAACTGCCGCCGGGCTGGGCTTCGACCATTGCGCTGCGGATGCCTGGAAGGACGTTACCGAGAAGCTGGTCCCTCGCCTGGTTCCCAAACACCGTCATCATGTCGGTGTAAGGTGTGCCTTGTCCCAATGGTACGCGGCCAGCCAGCAAGTCGGACATCTGGTCTGTACTGAACGGCGTATCGCCAGCCAAACTCCGGCCTAACGCACCCTCGGCACCCATCTGCATACCGGTGGTACGCGGTCCCATTGCGTAACCTAAAACATTACGCTGGGCGGCCTGTTGAGAAGGGTCAAACGGGGCAACCGTTGGCCCTGGATAGTAATCAGGCGCTCCTGCTTTATAGAGGGACTTTGCTTGACCAAAGCCGTACTTCAGCGGCTCGATCTGCTCTGCCCACGGTTCCGTTGTTTTAGTTCTAGTTCCACCACTCATAATTTAATCCTCATCTATCCCCCTGTACACCAAGCGAAACCCATTTACCATTTATCCATTCATATTCACCCGCGCCACTCGGTTTATCCGGCATCGTATACTGTCCTGGCGTTAGACCCGCTTGAGTTGTGCCTGTGTTGGTCATCAAGCCAAGGAAGGCATTGGGGTTTTTGTCGTGTGCCCTCTGTGTGGCCGCGTCGATTCTTTTCTGTGCGGCTTCGACTCCCATGCCTGGACCTCTATCTACCGAACTACCACGATGCTTCTCTACATAGTCAATATCTTTTTGAATCTTCGGATCGATCTTGATTAAATTATCTCGGGCCGTGTTGTAGATTTCCTTTTCAGCCCTATCACCCAGGTCGCCACGATTACCACTGGAAAGATCGATGTATTCATCAATTGTTGGCTGAATAGATTTTACGGTCGTTACGCCGGTTGTGTCAGTCGTTGTGTCGTCAGTTGTTGTGTCCGTTGTAGTGTCCGTTGTTGTGTCGGTTGTGGTATCGGTTGTGGTGTCGGTTGTGGTGTCGGTTGTGTCTGTTGTGGTATCGGTTGTGGTTGTGGTGCCAGATCCAGTTGGCTTCCCACTACGCGCATAGTTCCAGAAGTTGGGCAGCGTATAGTTCCAGTTTTTACCCAGTGTTGGCAACGCTCGAAAATCCCACATCCCCGCCGGCACACCCGAAGCAATTAATCCCGCATCACTACCAGGAGCTGTATACAATGGATTTTCCACACCAGCGCCCGTCCAAGTCAGATCCGGTCCTGGGGCGATTGGGTATCCGGGTCGATCAACGCCGGTAACGCGAACGAACGGATCTGCTTTTGTTGTTTTGGTTGCACTTTTCAGGTAATCATCAAACCGTGTACTCCCTGTCCACGGTTTTACATCCGTTCCACCGACATAAGTGCCAGACTGTAAGGCCGCATTTTCTGCCGCGTGCGCTCTGCCGAATGCAGCTTTGGATGTCGCTCCGCGAGGTATCCAGTAAGACCCTTGGGTGCCTGTTGGATCGTCCTGAATGCTTTTCCAGGCATTTGACAAATCACCGTAATAGTCTACATACGCTCCAAAATCATCGTCAGTTGCATTGCCTTGCGTGTATTTGGAATACGCATCAGCGTAGTTATATCCACCGCCCATAGCTAAATCTCTTTTGTGAAAATGTGATACGAATTAGTCCAGCCCTTCAAAATCTTCCCCCATCCTTTACGTCCCCAGGCTTCAAGATGCGAACATCCCAAACTTTTGGCGTAGTTCTCAAGCTCTGGATAAAACGGAAACCATTTATTCATATCCCCACCACCTATGGATATAACCCGCAAAACTCTTTTACGCGGATAAGGAATATGCTGTGTGACCATCGCAGCCAGAACATCACCATCTTCGACGGCGATCCATAACTGCATTTCTGCCTTTTCCAGCAGTGGTTTCATATCTTCGGGCAACATCTCGCCTTCAGAATGTGGTGTGGCTTTTTCCAGATGCCCCTCAACGTGGGGCCAGATTGCGTCCACCTCGGATGGGTGGATTAAAAAGGCTTTACAATTTATTCCAGCCTGTCCCATAGAAATATAATCAAGAGTTGGTCATCCCCTTGCCTGCGACAAAGCCGTAGAATTTAGTTCCACCGTCAAAAGTTGTGAAGGTTACGCAATCAGTTCCAGAGGATGTCATCAGGTTATTACTGGTGTCATCACCATCAGCCCAGTAAACCTTATTTCCACCCCCACCATGCGCTCCGGCATAGAAGGTAGCCGTGCAGCTTCCCAGGTTAGTTCCTAATAGGGTTATCGAGTTTGAATGGGAACTCAGGGCGTTGATGATCCCGATATTGAATGTTCCACCACCTGATAAAGTAAGGGTCTGGACATTGCCATCCTCAAGATCAATATTAAATGCTGCGGTCTTTGTTCCTATAGCGTTGACGGTTTCTGAATAGTCCGTAAAGCGCGGTCTGCTAACTACCGTATCGGCACACGCTATCCCAGCATCCACCGTTAATTGCTGGACAAATCTACCATCACCAAAGACATCAAGAGTATATGTTGGGCTAGTATCTAAAATACCCACCCTCTGCCCTTTTAATGTGATATGAACTTGGTTGTCTACATAGAAATCAGCACGTGGACTACCCGCATCACAACGGATTGTTAAGTTTGCTGAATTAGTAACATTGTTATCTATTTCAATTGCTAAATCACCAGAAGCACCCGAAATCTCTACAGTCCCCGAATCTAGGGCCAACAGATTTACCCAATTTCCTGGCGAACCCTTCTTGAAGACATAAAGCCCCTCGATACCTGTACTCAAGGGGTCTGCATTTGTACCATCAAAATACCTAATATCACCCGCTCTGGGTTTATCGGGTATTGCGTTAGTTCTTTCCAGCCTGAATGTTGCTTGGTTAAAAAGCACATTACCAAGACGCTTCAGCTCATCGACTACATAGATCCCTAAAGTTTCTGGATCAGACGGTAAAGGACCGGGTTCATAATGAGTTACAGATTTTTCTACCCTATCGGTATAGGTAGCCATCAGTTCATCTTGGAACCACGAACCCCTGCGTTACTAACGTCCAGAGAATAGCCGTCCAATCTCCAAGTTTGATCTCCGGTGGATTCAAATTTCACACCGATATATTTTCCGGTTACCCTGACAGGAACTTTTGATTGAGTGTTGGGATCAAAGGTGTACGGGCCTTCCCATTTGATATCTTCTTCCGTAGACATCTGACTTCCCACATAAACATTTACATTCGTCGTACCAGACACGGACATCTTCGGCCAGACTGAGGTAACGTGTTTGATCATTGCTTGATTAAGCTGGCCCTGCTCATCCATAGACAACCCGGTTCTTTCGATGTAGGACGTCATGTTATCCCCATCTTCTGTATTTCCGGTGTTGTTCCGATACAGTTTCGTATCAGTGGGCGACACCATCACCAGGGTCTTACCTTCCTTACTGATAAAAGAAGATGAAGTGATGTCGTTCCAGTTTTTATTTTCTGATGTCCAGGTCGTTGTCGCAGCGTTCCATGAAGCTGTAGAAGTGGGATCTGCTTGAGTGCCATACCCAAGGAATCCCAAATTTGGAATATCACGCTCTGTAAATGTCTGGTTTACCCAGTTATAAACTAATGCTTTATCGCATTGAGCAGCGGAATTACCAGAAGTTACATAACAGGCCCACATCTCTGTGTTGGCATAATCCGCTACGACAAATGATTTCTCATATTCATCGCCATTGATGTTACCAAATACATAATCCCGCATCTTATGTGGAAGTATGGATTTGATCTGTCTGCCATCGTTGATGTACATATCACCGTTTCCAAAGATGAAATGCCCACCATCAAATTCCGCGATACAATTTTTAGCTAATGCACCGATGGTTGGAGAAATTTGTCGAAATGAGAAAATGAAGGGAGTTCCAACAAATGTCATGGAATAAGTGGAATCTTCCTTATAGATCATAAAGGCGTCGCCAAGCGGCAGACCATCTAGGATTTTTCCCTTGCTGTCAGCTAATTCGTACTCGCCAGCATCGACTGTTGCCGTATTTTCATCCCAGGAAGTTGGTACAGCTTGAGTAGCTGCCTCTGTTGACCACTTGACCAATCTTGTATATGGAACAGAAGATTTCTTTACATTTAGGGCAATCAGGAAGGAGCGGAACGCTCGAACGGAATAGGCTTCTGTCGAGGCAGGCCAGTTACTCAAGTCGGCCATCTTGGTAGATGTAGACGGCACGCCAGAGCTTAATGCCCAGAACTGCGGGTCATCAAATCCATTAGCCATGATAAGAACACCACCTAATACGGTGGATGTCCAGCCTTCTTTAGCGGTGGCACTGTAATCACCACCAGATGTTCTGGTGATGTCAGTCCATGACGATCCGTTATGAACGTATATCTTAGCTAGACCGCCTATGATCCAATAATTTGATGAACCAACTTCAAGATTAACGATGTGATAAGGCGCAACAGGACAAGAAGCCATAACCTCTTTATAGCCTGGGGTTTTCTGTATAGCCCCATGCTCTGCTCTTATGTTGTTGCCGTCGGTCCAGACATTGGGGGGAAGTTGCCAGGCATTGATGTCCTTGACGATCCCCATCTGCCCGACATTATCAATCGGGATTAAAGCCATGTTAGGGCTTTACCGGCCAGCTAACAGCTTGTACTTCTTCTACGGTGGTTAGTCCTGCCGGAAG